GGATCTAAGAAGAGAGTTTTTGATCAAGATATTGAAACAGGTATTTGGACACCTAATGACACAATTCAGATGAGAATAGATTTGGTAAGACAAACGTACTTAACAGGACACAGAGCGAATGTTCTTATGATGGCTCACTTGAAAGATGAACCTTTACCACAACCTAAAATAGATGCTTTTAAAACTAGAGTATTTACGGGAAGTGGAGTTGATTTTTCCATTGTAGTTAGAGAGCAATTTCTGACTATTTGTGAAGCTTTTATGAGAAATAATATACTCACAGAGTGTGCTGTTGGAATGAATTGTTATAGTACCGAGTGGGCTTGTTTGTATGATTATTTGACATATGATGGAACTTACACTACACACATGATAGCTGGAGATTTTGAGAAATTCGATAAGAGAATGCCTGCAGTTGTTATTAGAGCAGCTTTTGATGTTCTTATGAAATTATGTGAGAGTACAGGTAATTTTACTGATGATGATCAACTTATACAAAGAGGCATAGCTACTGATTTATCTTATCCTATAGTGTGTTACAATGGAGATGTTGGATTATTTTATGGAGGAAACTCTTCTGGTCATCCACTTACAGTTATTATTAATTCTATTGCCAATAGTATTTATATGAGATTTGCTTATAGCATAATTAAAGATGTTATCCCAACGGATTTTAAACGTCATGTTCGTCTTATCACATTAGGTGATGACAATCTGATGTCGAGTGTGGATGAATCTTTTAATCACACGGCTATAGCAATGGTACTTAAACATTATGGTGTTATTTACACTATGGCTGAAAAAGGTGCTGTATCAAAACCTTTCCTTCCAATATCAGAAACAGATTTTCTTAAGAGAAGATTTACTGAAGTTGATGGGAAAATTGTTGCTCCCTTAGCCTTGGAAAGTACTTTCAAATCTTTATTGTGTTATCAAGAGAGAGGTATTATTACTAGTGAAGAGCAAGCTGCTCAATGTTATTTATCAGCTTTGAGAGAATGGAGTTTACATGGTGAAGAGATTTATAACGATCTCAGATCTAGAGTTGATCCAATTTTGAGAGGCGATCCTTTAATAGCTGTTTTCTTCATTAGACAACATAACTACACTTGGCGGCAAATGTTTGATTGGGTAACTGATGATGTAGAAGAAACAGAAGAAGTTCTTATGGATAGAAAATTTGTAGCTTGTTCGTTAGATGGAAATAACGATATGGAAAGACACTTAGTTAGAATGAGAACTCTAGATCATATTAGACATATGCGAGAAATTAGACATAATTACGGAGTTAGGAATTTAACTAATAT